TCTATCCACGTTCAATGTGGTATCACCTGTACCTGCAAGTGATGTGATCTGCATAATTTCATTATTGACTATAATGTAATCTTGCTGATTGAATTTTGGACCCGTGTTATCGCTAATAGTAATCGACACAACACTAGCACTGGTCACATCTGCGGAAAGAGTATCGCTAACAGCAGGTGTAGAAAGTCTATAACCATCTGGATTATATTGCAGGATGATTTTTTGACCCTGCATTACTTCAAAAGCAGATCCTGCAGGAATGGGGACATTCCTGACAATGTACACATCGTCTTTCGGATACTGAGGATCGATAGAGTACGCTGGGTATCTATTAATCTTGACCTCGGCAATCACAGCTGTCTGTGTGGTGTTCGCTAGGTTGCACCCAATAATCACAGTCTGTTTCTCCACCTGCGTGCCTTGCAGCTCTACCCTGTAGATAGAAGTGTCGGTAGTACCGATACCTGTTTTAGAAGTTGAGATAAATTTATTTGCCATTTTTTATTAACCGAGAGCGATAGCAAGAGCAGTAGCATCAAGACCTGCTTCCACAGACACACCGACCTGGGCAGCAAGGGTATTCACCTCAACCTGCAATTCATTGATTGCATTAACAAGGTTTGCTTTGTTTTGTGTTGTGAGGTTGTTAAGATTACCAATGGTAATGTCTTTAATTTCGTTGATAGCAGCAACGATACTGGATTTGGAAACTGTACTTAAGTTAGAAAGAACACCAATAATGATATCCTTTGTTTCATTAAGAGCAGCAACTAAACTAGTATGGTCTGCAATGTTTGCAGACAGTTGTGTTAAATCGCCAACGTCAGAATCAAGTTCATTGATCGCATTAACGATACTAGTTTTATCTACAGTGGTTAGTTGAGATAAAGCTTTGATAATAGTATCGGTAATATAATTAATTGCCTCTACCACATTATCTTTATCATTAGCAGGAATCTCGCCAGTAATACTTGCGATGGGTCCCAACTCAGTATCAAGTTCAAGCAGACAATCTGTAATAGTCTGCGCTACAAGGTTATTCGCAACAGCCTGAGCAATGATTTTGCCAGAAAAGTCGCCATTGTCAGCGCCAATATCATTAATCTCAAGGCGCTGCTGTTCAAACGTATAATTTTTTGCTACGTTTCTGACAGTCATTTTCGGATAGGCAGTTAGAATCTAGATTTATTTATATCAAGATCTGATGAGGGATCTATAGTATTTAATGGTGTTTGTGGCGTATGTCGGAGTGAAGATCACCTCAACATTTCCGCCGTTAAACTGAGCTGTAATCGTACCCAGTGCACCTTGATTAAGTCCACCAGATGTCATAGTGGCATATTCCTCAATGAAGATGTCAGTGCCATCGTGCATAACCAGGACTTCTTTAGTCTGAACAAAAGCTCCAGACACTACCTGAACAACATACTTACCGCTAAAGTAATCTGTAGAAGTAAAGGTGTCAATAACAGAAGCTTGAATTGTCGCAGTGGTCACAATACCAGCATCTTGACCGTGAACATCTTTTGTCAGGACAAGCGAGTCTCCTTGATCGTTGTAACGAATCTTTTCATCGCCACCCAAGCAAAAACCAATCTGATCTGGAGCAGGGCGATAAAAACCATTATCCTGGTCTTGGAAGAACGAAATACCAGGAATTGCTTCTGTACCATCGCCAGCACCAGTGAAACCAGACAAGTTAGTCAGACCATTACCATCACCGATGAATGCCGTAGCACCAACGGTACCTTGCACTTGTAAGATTTGAGCAAGGCTGTTATTGGGGTCTTGCCCAATACCAATTTTGTTGTTAACAGGATCAACTTTAAGGATCGGAGTGTTTGAACCAGTAGGTTCAATAGTAACAGCTGCGCCATCAAAGACGACAGAGGAATTTAAACCAGAAACTGTTAATGAATTAGCTTCCAGATTGGCAATTAGTGTGCCAGTGGTATAATTAAGATCGCCGCTAGTAATACCAGTAAAATTACCAATACCAAGAGCAAACTTGTCTTCGGATTCATCAAAACCGATGAAAGCATTATCTTCACTACCACGCTCAAGAACGATACCAGCATCGCCAGTAGGTGAACCAACGATACCGTTACCTAATTCGATCAGTTTATCGCCAACCACAGTGTTAGTTGTAGAAACTGTAGTTGTAGTTCCGAGAACTGTCAGCTCACCATTGATGACAACATTGTTGGCAACTTCCAAATCCTCAGTAGGAGAACCAACACCGATACCAACTTTACCTTGACCTGTAATAACAACAGCATCAACCAGAGCATTAACTCCTGTGCCAGTTACACCAGCTGGTGCAGTCTTTAATCTGATAAAACCACCAGAAGCAGCACCAGTACCAGCACCGCCAGCAACAGTAATATCTGAACCAGATACATCGGTTCCCGAAGCGTCGTCTCTGGAAACTTTTCCCGTAACCGAGAGAGAAGAAGCGACTGATGCTGCAAAGAAGCTAAAAGTCGCGGTGGTGTCGATCTTGGCGGGAGTAATCGCACCATCTCTAATAACCGCAGTGTTAATTGCTTCAAGACCACCAGTGGTACTGAGCTTCTCTGTAGTGATGGAGTTATCTGCTAACTTCAGGGTCGTGACAGCGCCATTACGGATAACAGATGTAGTGACCGCTTGGGTGCCTACACCACTATCCAGTTTGGCGTCACTGACCAACCCATCATTTAAACCAGTTCTCCTGATTCGTGTAAGCGCCATTGTTTAAACAGTTCCTTATGTGAGTATTTATAGTTTAGAAATCAGGTCCTTTAAAAGGGACTTGATATCGGAGACATCCTTCTTCAAATTAATAATCTCCTGCTCATAATTCAAGTTTCTTTGGGCAAGCGCTTTTTGACGCTTGTATGCCTCAAAGGAGCTTTTATCGTGGTTGATAATAGCCCCTGTATCATCGCGATGATAATCTGTGTGTCCTTGTACCTTTTTCATATGATCATTTGCCCAAAATTCAGATAGAATATGACTGAACATCAATAAGTGGCAATAGCACGCAAGTCTCTGATTCTAGGGGGCATAGACGGATTTCGTGACTTCATAATCACTTTAATAGCAAAAGAGTTAAAGTCCTTAAGACCATTCACAGTATACGAATATTCTTTGAAGTCAGATTCAGATTCTGTAATTGCCGAGAAGTTAGTACCAGTCGAAGGAGCAACAGTCACGTCAGGAGAACCATTCCTGTTGAAATAGTTCCAGTTGATTTCGTTGAAGAAGACTTGCTGAGAAGCACGCTTCGTCTTGTACATCACAATCACATCATCAATCTCCTGCAGAGCAGCAGTAAGCTTAATAGTAATTCCATTGCCAGGATTATCAAGAGAGATTTCCTTAGTCACATAGTTCGCGACGTTAGAAGAATTCTTAAGTCTTTCTGGTGTGTAAAGGAAACCATATGCATCATAAACATACTTAATTTCCTGAGGAACATTAAAGCTCTTATTAATAACATCAAAACCAGACTCGTAGAGACCAGTCGTGACATTACCAGCACCAACTAGATCGCCCATTACAAATTCTGCATCATTGGAATTGAAAATGAGGCGATAATTTTCTTGGTTCCATCTAATAGCATTACCAGTCTTGGTGTCTGTGTTGTTGGCAATGTCGATGTCTGGATCAATATCAAACTGAGCAAGAGACAGATCACCAGCAATCTTCAGAGGTAAGGTGAAACCATTAGGAGCTCCAGATGTAGGGTTGGTAGTAACACCATCAAAGTTCCACTCTTGGTTGTAAGAAGAGGAACCACTGAATACAGGTTCTTCGCCAAGAATGAAACCATCGCCCTCAATAATTCTCACATACATTTCACCAGGAGAAGATGCATCCCAGTAAGACAGAACACCTTTGGTGCCAGATGTTTTACCAGTGATAACCTGACCAATACCACTCGTAACTTCAAAAGTTTGAGCTGAACCCAGAGTTGCAGGAGTGCCTGCACTATCGGTAAATCTCATCACAACAGTCTTATACATTTCCACCTGTTGGACTTTCTTACCGTATCTGCTCTCAGCTCCAGTAGGACTTTCAACACGGTTGGTTGTGAGAATTGCCTTAGGATTCTTGAGATTGATAATCGGAGAAAGATTGGGATTAGATGTATTGAGAGTTGCAGAAACAGTAAATGACTTCTTCTCATTCATACGAGAAGCATACATTTTTTCATTCAGTTTAGAAGCAATAACACGTTGTGTTGGGAAGTAATACTCCTTATTCAAAATAATGGGGACAAACTCTTCTAACTCATAATCAGTAATAGTTTCTCTACTATCGACTGGTTTAATCTTAGTTGTTTGGACTCTGGTCTGCAGATCGGTCTCTGGATAATCCATAGCATCAATCTTGACCAAAGCTTTCTCAAACTTGACTTGACCCAGAGCAACAATATCGTTACCACCACCGATAGCAGTACCACCTGCAACAACAGGCATTAATAATGTGTAGAAGTCAATGCCAGCATCAACAACTGGGAGAATTTGGTTATTCAAAGTTGTGGAAGAGAAACCGCCAACACCATCAGAATTCTTTAATGCAACATAGGAACCAGGATTTAAACCGTGGTTCTTGTGGTCAATCTTAATAATCTTGGTGTTTGCACCAAACAACTGACTCGAAGTTGTGCCAGAACCATCTGAATTAGTTCTGATAGGACTAGGACCAAGCTTCTCATATCCGAGGTCGTCATTGACCAGATTAATAACGCCAGG